GCTGGGCGGTGTGACCGTAGAGGTTCCCCATGCGGCGAACGTCTTTGGTCTGGGAGATGCGAATCTCGTTAGCCAGCAGTTTGATGAAGGCCTTGTTCTTGGCGAGTTCCCGAGCCAGAATCTTGAGGTCGAGTTCGATTTCGATGTTTTCGTTCATGTCTACGCCTTGACCGTAATCTTGACGGTGTAGTTCTTCTGCTTGTCCTGGTTCGCCCATTGAGCGACGATGGCGTTGATTTGAGAAGGGGTGGCGTTCTGGTGGTTGTATTGCCAAGCGTTCAGAGCCGAGATTTGATTATCAAGGATGTAGACACCCTTGCTGCTTTCTAATCCCTTTGAGTTCAGGAACGGCACGTACTGATAGCCACCGCTTCCTGCTGGTGCGCCCGATGGGGTTCCGTTGGTGTGAGCATTTACCCAGTTAGCGCCTGCGCCGAGCAGGCCGCCGCCGCCCAACATTCCGCTAGTGCTTCCTCCGTGCGTACCCGTCCAGGCTCCGATAACGTCTTTGATTCCGAAGTAGCCGATGGCTGCGATGCCAGCAGCGTCTAGGGCCTTAGAACCTACGCTTGTAATCCAACTTGCTGACTTACCTGCGGCGAGTTCTGCATCCTCGATGGAGGTGTTAGCGACGAGTTGTTCCAGCAGGCCGATTTGGGTCTCTGCCTGAGCCGCCGTGGGCTGACCGCCAAACAGTTTGGTGAAGCCTGGCAACTTGTTGAGCAGTTGTCCGATGCCTGGCAACTTTGAGAGTGCCGTGCCGACCTTGTAGGCGAGCGAGGTGGCGAACAGGCCGATGGAAGCGTCCGTAGCAATCCTTCCGAGAAGTGGGTGCGCCCTGAAGTATTTGACAGCGTTCTCGGTGAACTTGGCGATGTCGCTGACCGTGGGGAGCAGGAGCAGGCCGATGCCCGTCAGAGCGTTCTCGGCTTGCGTCTTGAGGATTTCGAGTTGCGTGTCAAGTTGGCTCTTTGAGATGCCGAAGGCAGTGGCGAGACCGCCAGCCGAGGCACTTCCCAGCGCCTTGACGTTCTTGGTCAGCGTTCCGATGTGGTTCGCTAGGTCAGTCACCATGCCGACAGAGCCAGGGCCGAACGTTCCCGAGATGAGGGTGTTCATGGATACGCCCGTTTTCTTGGAGACCTGCTCCAAGTAGGCGAGAACGTCCACGATGCCCGTGCCAGGGTGGCGAGCGTCGGCGGCGAGGGTCTGGGCGTTGATGCCGAGGAGCCCCATAGCCTTAGCGGACTTAGCAGTCGGGCTCTCAATCTTGTTCAGTCCCGTGGCGAGAGCGGCGTAGGACTTGGCGGTTCCGTAGCCAGCCGCCGATGCCACGTCCGAGATGGCGGCGATTTCGGAGAGGTTCACGCCAGCCGCCGCTAGTGCGCCACCGACCTTGCCCGTGAGGGTCGAGGTGAGGCTGTCAAGCGAGCCGAGGTGACGCTTGTTCGCCAACACCATAAGGTCGGAGACCTGGGCGACACTCATGCCCTTAGCGATCTGCAGGTTCTCGATGCCGACGAGAGTTTGCGTCGTCGAGGTCACGTCGCCACCCGTGATGACCGACACCTTCGCAGCGTCGTTCACGAGTTGCTGAGTGCGAGACAGCGAGAGGCCAGCCTTCGCCGCTTGGAGGTAGGCGCTGGAGATGTTCTCTGTCGAGATACCCGTCATGTTCGACAGGCTCATGATGGACTTGCCAGCCTCGTCAGCCTGCTTGGCGGTGAAGCCTGCTTGGTTCTGAAGTGCGTCGAGCGACTTCTGGAACTTGAGGGCGCTGTCTACGCCATAGGCGACCATCGCTCCGCCCAGACCGATGATGGCGGTGGAGGCGGTGTTGGCGAAGTTCTTGACCTTGCCACCTGCTAAGTCCGACGCAGCGCCGAACTTGCCCATCTTGTGTTCGGCCTCGTCCATCTTCGCCATGTATTCCTTCGTGTCAGCGAGGAGTGTGGCGATAACTGGAGGTAATAGAGGCATGGGCTTCCCTTAGAGTTGTTGTGCTGATCCGATGAGCGATGCGTAGAGACGAGTGAGTTCGTCTTTGGAGTCTTCGAGTCCTGGTCGCATGTACGGGAACGAGCGAGTGGTGTAGTAGGGGAAGTGACCTGTCCCCGTGTAGCCGAGTTCCACTCTGCGCCCGTAGACCGTTGTGGGGCCTGTTTCTGAGACCCAGAACGAGCCCTGCTTGTAGACCTTAGAGACTCGGATGGAGTTCTGTAGTTGTCCCGTGCGACGAGTGGGGATGGGCCAAGCGTCCGAGCGCCATGAGTCAGTGGCCTGCGCTTCCTTGCCACCGATGAACTGTTTGCGAGCGTTGCCAGCGATGACCTCACCGCCCTGACGGACGAAGCGTTGCGCCGCATCGCCGACGGCTTTCTTGTCCATGCGAAGTGCGTCGAGGAATCCCCCGTCATTGACCTCGATGCCGTTAGCCATTCTGGGCTTCCTGTTCTATGCGAGCAATAGCGAGGAGCCAGTCTGTGACCTGCCGAGGCTGTTTGAGGAAGTCCTCGTGACTGCCGCCGTAGGTCTTGCGGAACCGATGCTCACGATAGAGGGCGAGCAGTTCAGCGTCTACCTCGGTGGACTTGCCTTCGAGGGCGGCCTTGAGTTTGCTCAGTCGGCGGTAGGGACTAAAGGGTCTATCGCTGGCTCCGTGTCCACGCTAGATCCGTTGAACTCGATGGCACACGCCTCAGAGAGTGCGTCGAACGTTGCTTTAGGCAGGTCTAACGCACTCTCCAGCGTGGGCAGTTCGCCCAGCGTCCACTGCTTCACCAGACCCACGATGAGTTGCGCCTGATAGCCGTCGAGGTTCGCCTGGTCGTCCTCGGAGATGTCGGCGAAGATGCCCCACGTCTTGGGGTCTTTGTCGTCGAAGCCGAGGTTGGCGAGTTTCGCAGCCGTGCCAGCCGCCTTCATGTACGCACGAGAGATGGCCCGAGTGGTTCGCTCGGTGATTTCTTCACGGGCGCAGATGACTGCTGACTGGTTGTTTGGTAGTTGGACGATAGGCATGTTTCCCCTTTGGTGTTATTAGTACGAGGCAGATACGCCGTTGATGATAGTCGCCTGAATAGGTGAGTATCCCGTCGTTGCGTCCGTAGCGTTGGCGTTGGCGGTGAACTCAACTTCGAGTTCGGTGTATTCCTTGCCACGGGTGCGCTTGATGTTCATAATCTGAGCAGCCGACATGGTGAACGAAACCGAGTGGTTGGTGCTGGAGGTCTGGTCGTTGGGGTCGGTCAGCGTGACCACGATGGCCTCGGGCGAACGGGTCAGACCGTAGGCTCCTGAGCCCGTCGAGAACACGTCTGAGGTGCTGTTGATGACGAACGTGAACTTACCCGTGACCTCGATGGGGCCAGCGAACAGGTTGTAGGGAGCCTGAGTGCCGAGGGTGAAGATGGCCTGCGTCTTGCGGTTGATGGTGATTTCGCCCGTCGAGACGTTGCTGTAGGTCGTGCCGCCGATGGTGACGACAGTGTTCCAAGCAGGAATCAGGTGTTCCGTCGAGAGGCTCTGGGTGGCGAACACCGTGGGAGCCGAGGTGTAGGAGACATAGGGGTTGCCCAGGTACTTGATGGTCGCCTCGGCAGCAGCGTCAGCGCCGAAGGTGATGCCCAGTGAGTCGGCCTGTGCGCCCGAGACGGTGAAGTAGTTCGCACCGTCGAAGTCGAGGATTGAGTAGGTGGGGGGCTGTGAGCCCGTAGCGGCGTTGTTCAAAACCTTGATGGCGTGGGTGTAGGGGCCTGAGCCAGTCTTGGTGTCTGAGCCACCGAGGATGGAGCGCACCAGAACGGGGAAGGTGTCAGCGAAGAGGTAGGACTTGAACTCGAACTCGTCGTGACGAACACCCTGCACCTGGTCGTAGACCGTCGTGGGAGATCCACGAAGTGCCTCGTCTCGCAGGAACATCTGGTTCGGCGTAATCTGCGGCGACGTGACGGGGAGCCAGTAGGCCGTGCCAGACGTGGGGAGCGTTCCCTCGGTGGTCTCGATGACCATTCCGAGGTACGAGTTGGCTGTTAGAAAGGCGTTGTTTGCCATGTCTGTTCCTTAGTTAGTGGTGGTTGGGTCGGTGGTGGGTGTTGCGTCCGCTACAGGGGCTTCTGGAGCCGTCTGCGTGGCTTGTGGCGCAGGTGCTGAAGCAGTCCAGCGTCCGTCACCTGGGTCAGTTGCCAGGGTGGTGACGTTGGGGACTGCGACGAGGACGTTCCCCTCTGCGTCGAACAGGTTGGGGTAGATGCGCTCTTGGCTGTCGGTGAAGGTGAACATAGGTGTCCTTAGGAGATGTACGAGTTGGAGTTGGTGATTTCGATGATGCGAACACGAACCGACGAGACTACCTGCGTAGCACTCGCTGATCCGTTGATTTGGCGTGGGTAGTACGCCGTGACCTCGATGTCTGTGCCACCGTTGGTCGCTCCCTCTCCCCACTGGAAGATAGGGCCGTTGCCGCCGCAGTTCTTCGACGCACGGATGGCGTTCGTGAACGAGTCGAGGAAGGTCTCAGCGTCTACGCCAGCGTCCTCGGTCTTGCGCTTGTTGGAACGGAAGATGCAGGTGAACACCACCTCGTAGGTGATTTCCTTGCCGCCGCCCGTGGCTCCCGTCAGTTCGATGCGCTTCTCGCTCTGCGTCTCGATGTAGGGGTAGACGATGCAGCCCTGCTGGTGTCCTGGGTCTTCGTTCTGGTAGAAGTCGCCCTCGGGGGTGAACTTCGCTGGGAAGTTCTTGACCTCTGACAGATAGGTGATGCCAGCGTTGTTGAGGTAGTCGATGAACTGCGCTCGGACTGTTGTGCGGCTCATTGACGACCACCGATGACCTTGAACGGTTCGAGCAGGTCGTAGGCTCGCATCTCGTCGGTCATCGAGGACTGCTCACGGCTTGAGACTGCGCCTGGCTCGCCGATTTCGTTGATGACCAGACCGCCCTGCCCACGTTCCTTAATCATCGCTACGACGAAGTGGATGACGGCCTGCTTGATTGCGGCAGGCATGGTCGAGACGTTCACGCCTGCGCCGTGGTTGTATTTCGTCGGCGAGGTCAGGACGATGCTCGTGCCGCTCACCTCTGAGACGGTGACGTACTCGTCGTTCATGCCGTCCCAGATAGTGAAGTTCATGCCAGGGTAGATGCCCGTAGCGTCGTTCACGACGAGCGTGGTCGAGCCTGCGGTGGTCGAGGTCGAGGTGAACGAGTTGAACCAGCCGTTGATGTAGGTGTATTGACACCACATGTTCGTCTGGTATCCCCAGCGTCCACCAGCGATGCCGAGGTTGCCGAAGTAGAGCCCGAGCGTCGAGGGGGCGGTGAGGGTGAACTGGTCACGGTCGATGGCGACGTTGGACGAACTGAGGGTGATGTCGCTCAGGCCGTCACCAGGCCCCCAGCCGACTTGGATGTCGGTGACTGCGAGGATTGGTGAGAACGAGGGGGTGAACACGAGGTTCCCGTCACGGTTCGGGCGATACCAGCCGTTCTCGGTGTTCGAGGTGGCGTTCAGTGTGCCGAGTTTGCCGTAGCAGTAGGTGTCGGCCTTTGACGAGGCTCGCACGATGGTCTCTTGGAGCGCACGGTCTTGGGCCACCTGAGAGGCGTTCTCGATGAGGTTGCTGAAGTCGATGGCTGCCGCCGTGGCGGAGAACTTGACTTCGTTGAGGGAGACGTATGGCTCGACGATGCCTTCGGTGCTGAAGAACGGGGCGATGACCATCTAGGCTTCCTCTAAGTTCGTGCCGTCGCATTTGCCGCAACGGTCTTTGATGAGTGCGTTGAAGCCACAGTCGAGGCACTTGAAGCCCTGACGGACGTGGCTGAAGTTCGTTCCTGCGACAGCGAAGTCGCCCGACTTGACGAGCATCCGTGCTGTCTCGCCCTCGACGTGGAACGTGCCGTCTTTCTGGCGTTGGATTACTGCACCGTCATTGACGGTCACTTCTTTGAGGCCTCTGTCTGAGCCGACGAGTTTCATGTTTTCTCCTTTCGAGGAGGGGAGCAAGGCGGCGGAGGAAAGGGGAGGAAACCCCACCGCCCTGCTCAACCCTCGGTGCTAGTCCCCTGCGGCGCTCAGCCTGTCCAGGGGACTAGCGATGGGTGGGTTATCAGCCCGTGATACCCGTGATGATTCCCGACCAGGCTGGCGCACGGAAAGCGAGCGAGCCGAATGTGTAGGAACTGAGATCATAGGTGAAGCCCAATTGGGGCCACTCGATAATCATCGAATCTACGACATTGTGGACTTCGACGGTCTGCGACACGCCAGAGTCAGGGAAAGGCAACTGCTTCTGGTGGATGACCATCGTGCCCTGTGGGATGAAGCGGTGCGTGACCAAATCGAGCATGGTTCCCGTCGCTTCGTTTGCAACGCCCGTCACCATCGCACCGATGCTCACGCCGTCGGAACCCGTGGCGTAGTTGAAGCGGTAGGAGGTGCTGGAGACAGCCGTGGACTGCAGGGCCTTCGAGAGCGCACGGCGAACCGAGGCGCTGGTGAAGATGACTTCAGGGTCAGCCATCGTGCTGTTGTAGAGGCTCACGAGAGCGTCCTGCACGAAGCCAGCAGGCTCGGTCTGCGAGCCCACGGTGTTGTTGAACTGAGCCTGGTAGCCACCGAGCGAGGACAACGTGCTGATGAAGCCGTCGTAGCCTGAGCCCGAGTTAGCGCCAGCAGCGTAGGCGTTGTATGAGCCGTCAGCAGCAGGAACGCCAGCAGCGTAGGTTGCGAAGGCAAGGCCCGTCACACCCGAGGCGAGCGACACCGTTGAAGCACGGTAGACGGTCGAACCGACGGTGACGTAGATGTTCACAGCAACAGCGCCGTAAGGAGCAGTTCCCGTCCAAGTGACCTTTGCACCAGTTCCAGCGCAGGTGATGGTTCCAGCCGAAACAGGCAGGGTCTCACCGTAAGCCGAGGACAACGTGACCTGCACAGTACCCGTGCCAGAGGCAGGGAGACCTGAACCCGTCGAGTCCACAGCGCCAGTGGCGGTTCCGAGGCCCGTGGTGGGCAGAGCGGTCGAAACAGCGTTCATCATGTTGCGCTCTTCGGCGAGGAAGTGCGACCAGATGAGAGCCGTGTGCGACAACTGACGAAGGTCGGTGTAGCCCTGTCCAGCGAACTCAGCCTGGAGCGAAACGCTGTCAGACAGACCCTGCTCGACGAACGACTTGACGATCTTGTCGGCTGCGTAGGTGATCTTGGTAGGACGGTTCAGCGAAACGCCACCGAACGAAGTCGAAGCCGAGGTCGAGGAGAAGAACGACGAGGTTTGACCCACGCCACCAACGCCTGCGTTCGACAGACCCGTGATGCGGCGGAACTCCAGAGCCTGGCCCTGAGCCTTGATACGGGCGATGCTGTTGCGAAGGTACAGTTCCTTCGGGATGAGCAACGACAGAACAGGGTCGAGGTCGTAAGGTACGAGACCCGAGACGCCCGAGATGCTGCTGTTCAGAGGGCTGGTCAGCGTCAAGTCCTTCTGCAAGTCGGCGAGGCCGTCGAGCGAGGACTGAACGGCGGCCAACTGGTCGCCTGAAACAGCCTTAGTGATTTCGTTGGTCAGTTCAGCGACACGGTTGGCGGTCGAGACTGACTTGTTGATGCCACGCTGTGGGTCGAAGGAGATTTCTCCACGACGGTGAGCAGCGAGGGTGTTGGACTGGACGGTGCTAAGGGCTGACTTGTAAGCCTCAAAGCGCTTGACCTGCTCGTCGGCTGGGAGGCCTGAGAACATCTGGTCAAGGGAGGGAGCGGCGAGTGCCATTCTGGTTCCTTTGGTTGTAGTTAGTTGTTGAGTGCTTCCAGAGCCTGAGCAGTTGTCAGGTACTGGCTGCGGAGTGCAGGGTCGGTCACTTGCTTGGCGATGTTGCGGAGGCGCTGTGCTTCCACTTCGTTCGCAAGGACTGTTGCTGACTTGCTGGTCTGTTCACGGGTTGCACGAAGTGCAGGCCCGCCAGGTACAGCCATCTGCTTTACTTCGTCGAGGGCGGCCTTCAGGAGTTGGATCTCCTCTTTCGCCTCACTCAACTCTGCCTTAGCAGTCATGACTTCTTCAAGGCCCAGCGCCTTGACGATCTCGTTGCGCAGTTCGTTCTTGACCTCGGGGGTCGCCGATTCTGCGCTTGCGGTCTTGATTAGGTCGGCTGAAACGCCGAGTCCGATGTATGCCATCATGTCTCCTGTGTTGTCGGTGTCGTCCCAGCCCGTGAATGGGGCTTCGGTCTGGTTCTCTGATGCCTCGTCCGTCCACCATGCGAGGAACATGTCGAGGGTGCAGAGCAGTTCACGGATGTCGGCGATTTCGTTGTCGTCGCCTGCGAGCATCTCGTCGAGTTCTGCCTTGATGCAGTTGATGA